ATTTTCAGAACGTGGTCAAGAAGGTCGCGGCGGGCAAGCCGTTGACGGTGGCTGAGCGTTCGCGCATTGAATCGTTGGCCGCAGGCAGCAATGATTCCCTCGCCTATGCCAAGACCCTCGTGGAACTGGCGGCGGTGTTGGGCGTGACCCGCCGCACGCTCACCACCTGGCAGAAGATGGAAGGCTCGCCCAAGCCGCTCTCCAACGGGCTGTGGCCGGTCGCCGATTGGCGCGAGTTCGTCAGGGTTCGTGGTTTGAAGGCGGGCAAGGTTCCGCTGGGCAACGAGGAGGCGCTCAAGGCCCGCAAGCTGCTCGCTGAGGTCGAAGAACGGGAACTGCGCATCGCGGTGAAGAAGGGCGAGTATGTCCCGCTCCATCAGGTCCGCACCGAATGGATCGGACTGGTCGCCCAAGCCACTTCCATCCTCCGCGCCAAGTTCGAAAACGAACTGCCGCCGATCCTATCCGGTCTCGACGCCACCGGCATCCAGAAGGAGTGCCGCAAGGCGATTGACGAAGTTCTCCGCTGCCTCCACGAATCATGAAAATCCTGCACGACATCTGGCGCGAAGCATGGCAGCCGCCCGACCGCCGACCACCGTGGGCGTGGTGCGAAGATCACGTCGAGGGTATCCCGTATTCACCGAATCCCGGCCGCTTCCGCGCTGAGAACTCGCCCTGGATCCGCGAGGTCATGGAGGCGCTGGTCGATCCGCGCATCCGGCTTGTGTCCATCATCGCGTCGGTCCAGTCGTCGAAGACCACGGCACCCGAACTCACGCTCTGCTACATCATCACCAACCTCCCGGGCCCGACGCTGTGGCTCGACCAGACCGACGAGGACGCCCGCGACTATTCCGAGGCACGGCTCCAGAAGTTGTTCGACCAATGCCAGCCGGTCGCCCGGCTCATGCCCACCGGCATCCACCGCCACAAGCGCAAGAACAACGCGATCCACTTCACCAACGGCATGGTGCTGTGGATTCTGGGTGCCCACAACAAGACCAACCTGCAGCGCCGCTCGATCCGCTGGCTGGTCGGCGATGAGACCTGGCGTTGGCCCGAGGGGCACATGGCCGAGGCCGAGGCCCGCGTCACCGCCTTCGGTTGGCTCGGCAAATGCATCTTCATGAGCCAGGGCGGCGAGGAGGATGACGACACCCACCGCAAGTTCCTAACGACCGACCAGCGCGAATGGACGTTTGCTTGTCCCGAATGCGGCCACCGGCAGGCGTTCAAGTGGGAGTGCGTGGAGTGGAGCAAGTCGGCCCGCGATGAATTCGGCGAGTGGGATTTCGACGAGGTTCGGCGCACCACCGCGCTGCGGTGTGAGTCATGCAACCACTACTTCGAGGATGGCGAACGCACCCGCCGCGAACTCAACGCTACCGGCGCGTTCGTCGCCAAGAACCCCAAGGCGTCCAAAGAGAATGTCGGATTCCACTGGAACGCGCTTTGTGCGATGAGCTGGGGCCAACTCGCCGAACTCTACTTGCGGGCCAAGACGGCGGCACGGAAGGGGGATGTCTCGTTGCTCCAGCAATTTTACCAGAAACGCCTTGGTTTACCGTGGCGTGAATATGTCGAGGATTACAAACTGGAGATCACCAAGTCCGGCTACAAGCGGGGCGAGACGTGGGAGGAGGAGGGCGCGATCAACCCGAAGAACGGCACCATCCTCGCCGCCCCGCTGCCCGAGCGCACGGGCCTGATTCCGCTGCGCTTCATCACGGTGGACTGCCAGATGGACCACCTGTTCCTGGTCGTCCGTTCGTGGTCGGCCGAAGGATCGAGCCGCCTGATGTGGAACGAACGCATCCTGACCTTCACCGACATCGACGTGATGCAGGAACGCTTCAGTGTGCATCCGAGCTTGGTATTCCTCGACGCAGGCTATGCGACCTACGACGTCTATCGCGAATGCGCCAAACGCGGTTGGGTCGCGCTCATTGGCGACCGCCGTCCGGTCTATCCGCACAAGGGGCGCGATGGCAAGACCGTCCAGCGGTTCTACTCGCCCCGGCGCAAGGTGGTGCTGTCGCACAAGCAGTCCTGCCATGTCCATTATTGGAGCAATCTCAACATCAAGGACACGCTCGCCCGCCTGCGGCGCAACCAGGACGCCAGTCGGGGGCCGACTTGGGAAGTGCCCGACGACATCGACGACGATTACCTGGCGCAGATGGAAAGCGAGCAGCGGATCAAGGAAAAGGGACAGTGGATGTGGAAGCAGATCGGGTCGCGACCGAACCATTACTTCGATTGCGAGTCGATGCAGGCGACCGCGGCAACCATGCTCAAGATCGTCGGACGCGAGGCGGTCGCGGCCGCCCCGGTTGACAGCCCGGACGGGGAGTCATGAAAAACATCACCATCCTCCGCTTCCTAACCGCCATCGGTTCCGCCCTGTCCACCGTCGCCGCGCTCGATCTGGCCGGCGTCGCCAATGTGTTCGAGCCGTCCACCGCCAAATACCTGCTTGCCGCGGGTCCCGCCGCGCTGGCGGTGAAGGAACTCGTCGTGGTGCTGGGCGACTGGTTCGACGACGGCAAGCCGAACAAATCATTCAAGGTCGGCGTGCTCTGCTTCGCCCTCGCGTTGCTGTCGCTGCCCTTCCTTACGTCGTGCTCCACGCCGCCGCCGGTCACCGGCACCTTCTCCAACAAGGACGGCCGGATCACGGTCCATCCGGACGGTCGCTTCGAGATCACCGTCGAACCCCGCACCTCCAAGTAAGCCATGCCTGCCGACACTTTCACCGATTGGTTCAACGCCCAGAATTTCCGCCATTTCGGCGCGGGCGAGTTCACCAGCTATTTCGCCGCCGTGCGCAAAGGGGTGAAAAACAGCACCCCGCCCCGCAAGCTGTGGGGCAACCTGGTGCCGACGCTGAGGATCGTGGACGCCCTGCGCGGACACCTCGGCAAACCCTGCCGGATCCTCAGTTCCTACCGTTCGCCGGATTACAACCGGGCGGTGGGCGGGGCACCGCTCAGCCAGCACCTTCAGTTCAACGCCCTGGACATCGCCTTTGATGGCGTGCGGAGCGGGATTGTGTATGCGGTCCTTCTGGCATGGCGCAAGGACGGCAAGTTCACCGGCGGGCTGGGTTTCTATCCGGCCTCCGGCTTCGTCCACATCGACACGCGGGGCAGCAACGCCACCTGGCAGGGTCAGTAACCGGCACCCAAACCCAATCGACACATGGCCCGCAGGCTCTTCATCACCGGATTCACCGTCAGCGAGGTTCTCGCCATCCAGTCGCGGGCGAAGGAATTGCTGCTGGAAGGCAAGACGATCATGAACTGGAACGACGCCGAGACTTCGGTGTCCAAGCAATTCGTCCTGCCCGTTGACCAGGTGCTTGAGGAATGCGCCCATGCGCTGCAGGTGCTCGATCCTGCCACATACGGCCGTCCACGCATCGCCGTCGTTTCCTACATCGCCGGATACCTCCCGAAATGAGCCGCCTCAAATCCATCGCCCGCCTTCTGCTGCCCCCCGTCCTCGTTCCGAAGGCGTGGGGGTCGCCGTATGAAGCGGCCAACTGGTCGCCCCGCCGTGGTGCGGTGCCGGGAGCTTCGCCAAGCGACGCCCGCAACGAACTCACTCCCGGCGTGCGCACCGAGCTGGTCCGCAAGGCGCGCTACCTTCACAAGAACAGCGGATTCGTTAGGGAGTTGGTCGCCAACATGGCGATCTATTCCACGGGCGACGGCATCCGCGTCCAGGCACAGTCGGGCAACCCGGAGTGGAACCGCAAGGCCGAGGAGTTCTTTTCCCTGTGGGCCGCCCGCTGTGAGGTGACGCGGCGGTTTTCGTTTGCCGAATGCCAGTCGCTCGTCTGCCGGGGCATGGACATCGACGGCGAGTATTTCATCCACAAGACCCGTGACAGCGAGGGCGAGCCGCGCATCCAGTTGATCGAGTCCCACCGGATCGGCGACGAGTTCGGGTCCAAGGAAACCATCGACGGCGTTGGCCTCGACGCGTGGGGCGCACCGGTATTCTACCGGGTGTTGGAGGATGGCCGGAAAGTCCGCGATCTCCCGGCGGAGGCTATTCTTCACATCCACGAGCCGGAATGGGCCGGCGGCGTTCGCTCCCATCCGACGATCCAACATTCGATCAACCATGTGCTCGATGAAATGGAGTTGCTCGCCCTGGAGAAACACGCGGTCAAGGACAACGCCGACGTGGCCCGCGTGCTCAAGACCGCCCGTGGCGAGATCGACGACAACGGTGATTTCGTGGTTGGCGGCGGCAACACCGGCGGCGAGGCCAGCGACCCGGTCACGCTTCAACGCATCGTCGGCGGCAAGCTGGTCGCCCTCAAGCCCGACGAATCGCTGGACAGCTTCCAATCCAACCGCCCGTCGCCCACCTTCACCGGCTTTCTGGAACACCTGCGCCGTGACGCGGCGCTCGGAGTGATCCCATTCGAGTTCGCGGCGGATTCCAGCAAGATCGGCGGCGCGGGTGTCAGACTCATCGTCGCCAAGGCGGATCGCCGGTTCTCGTTCCGCCAGCTCATTCTCGAACGCCGGTTGATCCAACCGGTGTGGGCCTATGTGATCGGCGATGCCATCGACCGCGGCCTGCTGCCGCCCGTCGCCGGATGGTGGAAAATCACTTCGGTGCCACCCCGCCGGATCACCGTGGACGCGGGCCGCGAAGCCCAACAGAACCGCGCCGACGTGGAAATGGGACTCAAGACGCTCAGCGACCACTACGCGGAACTGGGTGCCGACTTTGGCGAGGAAATCGAGCGCCGCGCAACCGACGCCAAAATGATCCTGGAAACCGCCCTGAAATACGGTGTGCCGGTGGACATGCTGTGGAAACCATCCGGCTCCGCGTTGACATCGCGGACGGGGCGTGAATCCGCTCCTGCAATCCCGTGAATGGCTGATCCAGCCCGAAGCCCTGCGCTCCATGGCGCTGGCCGTCCGTGCCTTCAATGAGCGTGGCGGCCAACTGCCGCAATCCCGACCGCAAAGCCCGCTGCTCAGGGTCGATAATGGTGTCGGCATCGTGTCCATCGAGGGACCGATCCTCCGCAAACCCGACCTCTTCGCCCGCGTGCTGATGGGTGCCGTTGGTTCCGATGAGATCGGCGCGGCGCTGACCGAGGCAAGCCAGCGCGACGACATCAAGGCGGTGTTCCTCGACATCGACTCGCCCGGCGGCACGGTGGCTGGCACCCCCGAACTTGCCGCCGCCGTCAAGACGATCAACGAAAACAAGCCGGTGTATGCGTTTTCGTCCGGACTCATGTGCTCGGCGGCCTACTGGATCGCCTCCCAGGCCAGCGCCATCTACGCCACGCCCTCCGCCCAGGTTGGCTCCATCGGCGTGGTGCAGGCCGTGATCGACGATTCCGCCGCGCTAGCCAGCGAGGGGATCAAAGTGGAAGTGTTCGCGGTCGGCAAATACAAATCCATCGGCGCACCCGGCACGCCCCTAACCGACGACCAGCGGGACCTTATCAATTCCAACCTCGCCGAGATCGCCGGAGAGTTCCATGCGGCCGTGCTCGCCAAAAAGCGGTCCATCCCGGCAGAGGCCATGGAGGGTCAAACCTTCAGCGGCAAACAGGCCCAGCGGTTCAACATCGCGGGGATGGTCCCGGACCGTGCCGAAGCCATGCGCCGCCTCCGCGTTTTCCATGCGACGGTTGACACGAAATCACGGGTGATGAACGCACCCGAAGACATCCTCGCCCAAACCAAGGCCGCACT